GCCTGGGTGAGAAAGTTGGAGAAACCGATAAGCAGGCAAATACCATCGCAGTTGTCAGAACTATTTGGTGGTGCACACATATGTTAACGTGCTTGGCTATCATACTTAACGCATTGGCTAATCATGGATGGGGTTTAATTGGGTTGTGAAAAGGTTTTGGGTAATGTGGAAACATGCTATCGGAACTTTCGATGAAGAGGATGGCTATGATGCCAGGAACGAGAACCCAATAGCAATTATACGCACATTCATTCTATTACTAAACGTAACTTGCGGCATGTTTATCATCGCAAATATTTTGAGACATTGGTAAATAGTACTTGACATAGAGCCGTAGTTGGTGTATTATACTTGAATAGATGAAAGAATCTGCATACGAAGAGTTGATAGAACTTTCTAAACGATCACTTCAGAAGTTTAAAGATACTGGAGTTGTAGGTAGTTGGTCAGAGGATGATGAGATGGATAAAAGAATAGTTGAGTTCACGTGTTACAAGTACCATGACAAGGATGGAGTATGTACCTTATTCTTATTCTCCATTAACGGGGTGTGGGATGAATGCAAAAGGGGCTTAGAAGAGTCTATTAAGAAGTACCCGTATAAGTATTATGAGTGGGTATTTGATGAGAAATGGGGAGAATGAAGATGAATGAAATCCAGAAGGCTTTTGAGACTATAAAACAAGCCATGATTGATGATTCTCCAGAAGTACAAGGCAGTTACGCACATGCATGGCACTGTAATATAGCCATGGCTGTATATGACGAGTGTACTACGGCTCTGCCCGCCCGCTTTATAACTTCTGAAGATGCTATGAGAATTGGTAACGCATCTGCAACTAGGTTTATGAAAACATGCTTTGATGTGACAACTAAGCGGTAGTGGAGAATGAAGATGAATAATTATTGGGATATGTATGAACCTGATGTTAAGGAGTATTACGATACTCCCCTCAGGGATTTTGACTACGTTGAGAAACAACGGTTACAGCATGAAAGGAATGCAGGTTTAACATTACAGCAGATTGCCGACAGGGATAGAAATGAAAGAAGATGAATTAAGTAAGCAGTACGTGATAGTTACGGCAGTATCTACGTTTAGACAGAGATATTGTATCCCGATGGATCAACTTCAGGCAGAGAATACTGATATGACTGTCGACCCTCTTTGGGCACTTGATGCTGTTACGTGCGAAGAAGTAAACGAATTTTCACAACTACATATCGGCGAAAATATTGTCGATCATGAAGTGCTAAGTGAGGAAGAAGCTCTAGCTATGTATGATAGGGATAACGACTATCTAAAAGATTTAGATGTTGATAAGAAAGTTCGTATGATGCGTGACTGGAAAAGGTCGGAAGATAATCCGTGGAACTAATAACGATATACGGTTCTGATAACTGCCTGCATTGTTTGAGAGCCAAGCAGTTAGCAGAAGTGTTTGAGTTGACGCATGTTTATAAGAATGCCGTTGACCACAGAGAAGAGTTTGACCGAGAATTCCCTGGCGAGATCGCAATACCTCAAATAATTTGGGGTAAAAAACGCTTGACAGGCTATGAAGAGTTTGCTATAATGGTAAACGAATACATTACAAATGGAGAAAATGATAATGACTAAAGATGATATGAAGACCCTGTTACAAGCAGGTACAGTGCGAATTGAGTTCGTTAAAGCGAACGGTGTTATCAGAACGATGCAAGCAACGCTAAATTCTGATATTATACCAGTGACTCCAGTAGTCGAAAATGCTGGTACAACGGGAGCAACGAGGAAGGTCAATGAGTTCTCTTTGCCCGTCTGGGATACTGAAGCGAATGGCTGGAGATCCTTTAGATGGGACAGTCTACGTGATGTAGCAGGGACGATGTTGCCTAATGGCGTTAGCTAACTGCGTAGTATCGATACTCGACCTCATTAAGAGGGATGTGGATCCGAAGCTTCTCGCTCAAGTAGACTTCATCACAAGTGAAGATCAAAAGAGTGAGAAGCAGGTTTCCTTATACATGCCTTCTGAGTCTGCTGATGATCCAGCTGTCGAGCATTTAGCTGACGGTGGCTGGCAAAAGTACGACTCGCTAGTGTTCATGACTAATTGGCAACAGAGTATGTATAACCTATTTCTAGGTATTCCTTACTCTGCTGGTATTGTTATGCCCAATGCTATTGAGACTTTCGTAACAACTAAGAAGAATGAAGATGACATAAATCTGCTGTTCGTGGGTGATCCACGTAACGGATTAGATGTGGCGTTTAACGCATTCCAGAAAATATCACCCAGAAATCCAAACGTAAAGCTGTATGTCTATAGTGACTTCAGTGTGTTTGGCAATCTTAAAACAAAAGCAAACAAGTCGAATCTAAAGTTCTGTGATTCTGTTCGTGGTCATCCTATGGTAATGTTTACTACTATAGATAAAAATGCCATAGGCATGCAAGGTAAGATACCTGTTCTTGATAAGTGTCACATACTACTCTTGCCTAATCACTTTCCAGAGACCTCATATACGACCTTGATCGAGTGTATGTCTGCTGAGATGATGTGTATCCATACGTCATATAGCTCTTTACCAGAGACTTCTCTAGGTATGACTGCTATGTATGGTCACACAGAGGACTTAGAAGCCCATGTTAATAAGTTCTACCAAGAACTTGAGAACGCAATTAATCTATATAATAGGACTAGTGTCCGAAGAAAGTACATGACTGATCTGGCACAGAACAAGATTGTAGTAGATAATGTGTACTCATGGGAAAAAAGATGCAGACAATGGAACGATTTGTTAAAAAACCTCTTGACAACCAAATGATCATAGTGTATACTACTCGTATAAATTGAAGTAAGGAGTCAAGCATGGCTAAATTAGCAAAGAAGACAGTCAGATTAGCACCTCGTAGGTCTAACGCTGTTCGTCTGCAAGAAGAGAAGCACATCGGTAGAGAGACTACTGATTGGGCTGATGTGACCGAAGATAAGATGCCACGTCAAATATTAGATACGTTACGGCATTACGGCTACTTCTATGACAAGAAGCATTATGTCGAATGGACAACAGATTGGATGAAAACCAATCGTCCTGAAGACTTGAAGGACTACAAAGCCGCAGAAGACTGGCGCACTAGTTCAACAGTTGCCGCTCTATGTAAGATGGAGTTAAATGGCTGTGAGTTGCCTGAACAGAATAAAACGTTTCAGACTACTGCACTCAATGAGATAATAGAATACGGTAAGACTGTTAAAGTCGAGATCGATCCAAATGCTCCTGAGCCAGTGAAGCGTAAGAGTCCTTCCGAACTACTTGGTGAAAAGACCAATGAGTTTATTGGAGAAATCGAAGGGTGTATTGATGATTACGGTTTGGGTACCCTAGATAAAGACTGGTCTATATACGACATCATGATCAAAGAAAATTCTGCGGCACAGACTGCACATGATACCATCAGACATTACATGTCAGTTCAGGAAGAACTACGTGAACTAGTCGAAGATAAGACTGAGGATCTAGTTGAGGGTTACAGTCACCTGACACCTAGAAAGCAAAAGGCATTCTATAAGTTCATATGTGATCTGATTTCTGATACGGAAAAGTTTCTTTTGAGTAAGAAAGCGACACGTAAGACTCGTGTGAAGAAGCCTACTCCCGCTCTTAAACAAGTATCTAAGGTACTATACTTGCCATCTTCGTCTGAGTACAAGATAGCTAGTGTGAGTCCCGAGAAGATGGTTGGTGCTGATCAATTGTACCTATTCAATACTAAGACTAGACAGATGAAGTATCTGGTCTCTGATCGAAGGAATGGGTTCGAGGTTAAGGGCAGTACGATTATCGGGTTTGATGTTAAGAACTCGTTTAAGAAGATGCTGAGAAAGCCCGAGGATTACATTGCGACACTCGCTAAAGCTACCAAATCTAAGGCACTTAAGGAACTCAGAAGTCTGAAGACCAAAGAGAGCGAAACTGATGGTAGAATCAATCGAGATACTATTATCTTGAAGGTGTTGTAATGGCAAATGTCATAGACTTTGCGGCGGCCCGTAAAAAGTTCGAAGAGCGGAACGAGGAACTCGTAGAGTTGATTCAAGAAAGCGATAAGGAAATCGCAAAGCACTTCGCATTGAACGCCGTAAGGGATATAGTCACAGCACTGCACGATATGGGTATCGATGTTGCCAATGATCCTAAAACCATACTAGAAATTATGTCTACTATGGAGATCATCAAAGCGATGATATACAGAGCAATAGGAGAAGATCATCCTTTTCAAACTGTATCAGAGAGAATGTGGGAAGACCTGGATATAGATCACGAAGACCTTCTGGGACAATTCCTAGAGGACATGTATGCTGATGACGAAGACGACCACGAATAGTACTTGACAACCCCTAAGATTTATGTTATGATATGTATTCATATTAAATAAATCAGGAGATTAAATTATGATATTGGTAGATTTGAACCAAGTTATGATTTCAAACATGATGATGCAGATTGGTAATCACCAAAACGCTCAAGTGGATGAAAACATGCTAAGACACATGATCTTAAATACGTTAAGATTCAACCGACAGAAGTTTCACCGTGAGTTTGGTGAGCTATTGATTACTTGTGACGATAAGAACTATTGGCGCAGACAGTCATTCCCCTACTACAAAGCTAATCGCCGTAAGGCACGTGATAGTTCTGAGTTAGATTGGAGTGCTATCTTCAATGCTCTTAACAACATTCGTGATGAACTCAAAGAGTACTTCCCATACAGAGTTATGCAGATTGATACGTGTGAAGCTGATGATATCATCGGCACTATAGTTCACAAAGAGGGTAAAGAGTTAAACGTAGGTGAGCCTATTCTGATTCTCTCGGGTGATCACGATTTCAAGCAACTGCATAAGTATGCTAATGTCAAGCAGTATGATCCTACTCGTAAGAGATGGATTTCACACTCAGACCCAGATCAGTATCTAGCTGAACACATCCTTAAGGGTGATGCTGGTGACGGTGTACCCAATGTGCTGTCAGCAGATAATACATTCGTAATGGGTATCCGTCAGCGACCAGTGACTAAGAAGCGTATGCTGGATTGGCAAGATATAAATAAAATGGATGATGAAGTAAAACGTAACTATTTCCGCAATAAGTCGATGATCGATTTAACGCAGGTACCTGCTGTTATTAAAGAAGAGATACTTGAGAAGTATGAAGCAGAGAATACCAAAGATAGGAGCCAGTTACTTAACTACTTTATCAAGAACAAGTTACGCAATTTAATGGAAAGTATATCGGAGTTTTAATATGTCTATGAAAAGTTTAAATGAAATAATTACGGAAGCGTGTGAGTTGAGTACGAATGAGGAGAAAGTTGAGTTCTTGAAGAAGAACAACTCGAAAGAGTTACGAAACATTCTTATTCTCATGTACGATAAGAAGTGGTCATTCTGTGTCCCTTCTACAGCTCCGCCTTACAACGCAAGTATTATGGTAGATACGCATGGTGCGCTCTATCGAGAGGCTAGGAAGTTAGCTTATCTTGTTAACGAAATGTCTGAGGGTGAGAACCTCACGCAGATCAAAAAAGAATCGATCTTTATCCAGATGCTGGAAAACGTTGATGAAGGAGACGCTAAACTATTGCTACAGATGGTAGCAAAGCAAGCATTTCCCGATCTTCCAGTTGAAGTAATTATAGAAGCGTTCGGGCCGATCATCACTGATCCTGTCCCCGCTATTCCTGTAAAACGTGGTCGAGGTCGACCTAAAAAAGTAGCGTAGCTACCACAACAAGAAGAGTGTACTATCAATGGCTAAAGGTAAGAAGTTTCGTGAATGGATCGAAGAGGACTATTCCCACGAGAAAATAGGTAGGAAGAAGGACTCTAAGCGATATGATAAACGTAAAGCTGAGATTCAGAAAGCCAGAAGGCAGAAGAGGTCCCACAAGGATTCTTTGTTTGATTAGATAAAGAAAGGGGTTGACAAGCCCCTTTCGCTATGCTATAATATGTGTATAAGATAAATGATAGGAATGATATGATTAATATTGATAAGAAATTGGTTCTGGTGGATTGTGATGGAGTGTTAGTCGATTGGCTTTACACTTTTAATAACTGGATGAAAGAACATGGTTACTACCCAATTGCGGGTGTTAACGAATATGACTTGGGTGTCGTATATGGGCTGAGTAAAGCCGATATGAAGAAGCACATAAAAGTCTTCAACGAGAGTGCGGCAATCTGCTGTATTCCTCCTCTGCGTGATGCAGTCAAGTATGTGCGTAAAATGCACGAAGAACTAGGCTGTGTCTTTCACTGTATTACAAGTCTAAGTCTGAATCAGTATTCAGGCGTTCTACGTAACCAGAACATCGAAAGTCTTTTTGGTAAGACTGCCTTTGAGAAGGTTGTGTGCTTAGATACTGGTGCTGATAAGGATGAGGCTCTAATGCCTTATCTAGATAGTGGCTGTTTATGGGTAGAAGATAAGCCTGAGAATGCTGAACTTGGCATTAAAATGGGTCTTACATCTATTCTTATGGAGCATAGCTTCACTGAAGACTATGAACATGCAGACATAATCAAGGTAAAAAGTTGGAAAGAAATCTACGAAATGATGCTTTAAGCAGGTGATTCTGATATAAATATCTGTGTGATGGATACACAACGAAGCGATCCTAGTGGTCGCTTTTTTTTATTTTAAACAATTGGAGAATATATAATGCCTATTTACTCGTTCGAGAATAGAAAGACTGGTGAAGTACATGATAAACTAATGAAAATGGATGACCGTGAGTCGTATCTATCCGACAATCCAGACCTCAAACAGATCATTACCAAAGCACCCGCTCTGGGTGATCCTGCACGTCTGGGAATAACTAAAACTCCCGATAGTTTTAATTCGCTATTGAAGAATATTCATAAGAATAGTCCTGGGAGTAAAATACAAACCCGATAAAATATAAGGATGCAACATGCCTGCTCACCAACAGCAACATCGAATGACCAAACGCCAAAAGAGAGTACTTAAGCAACAAGGAGTAATAGGGACAGACAACCAATTATCGACAGGATTTCAGATCAGTAAAGATATCGCTCCCATGACTAAAAATCAGTCAATAGCGTTTGACGCTTGGGAAGAGGGAGCTAATCTAATGCTTCATGGTATTGCAGGAACGGGTAAAACCTTCTTGGGATTATACTTCTCTCTAAAAGCAGTCATGGCAAAAAACACATCATATCGAAAAGTGTATATTGTACGATCAGTTGTTCCGACTAGGGACATGGGATTTCTTCCTGGCTCTCAAAAAGACAAGATGAAAGTGTATGAAGCACCTTATTATGACATTGCATCAAAGTTATTTCAGCGTGGTGATGCCTACGAAATTCTAAAGCAAAAGAACAACGTAGAATTCATTTCAACATCCTTTCTACGAGGATCAACATTTGATGACTGCATCATTTTAGTTGACGAAGTTCAAAACATGAGCGATCAGGAATTGCACACAGTTATGACCCGAGTCGGCGAGAACTGTAAGATCATATTCTGCGGAGACGTTAAGCAGGATGACTTAACAAGCGAACGAAAGAAGGAGATGTCAGGTCTGCGTACATTCATGAAGATCATTGAGCGTATGGATGAGTTTGATTTCATTGAGTTCGAAGTGTCGGATATCGTTCGAAGCGAGTTAGTCAAAGCATATATCATAGAACGAGATAATCAAGGACTATAAATAGTAATATGGAAAATCAAAAAGACAAACAGAAACGCATGACCGAGCTGAACTCAGACGGTAATGAAACTAGGGGGCGAGAGGGTGAAGACCTTCTCGTTGAGATTCGACCTGAGTCTCTCGGTCAAATGGGCTGGGACTTTGGCGAAGGTAACGAAATCGATGATAAAATCGATAGAAAAATTTTAAGAGGTTAATATGTCAGTAGCAGATGACGCAACAAGATTACGAGTATTCCAACTTGCAGACGGCACTAGAGTCGGCAAGCAAATGGATATAGATGAAGTAAATGCATTCCTAGCGGCTAACGCCGGCTCTAGCCTGATACGATAATGCCTTTTGCCGCTAGAATAACAGATGCAATCTTAACAGGGCATGTAGCTCCTTGTACGGTATCATCTACAATTCTATCAACACTACAGGCTAAAGTGTATGTGGAATCGAAACTGGCTGCCGTGACTGGCAGTCTCATAACAGCGCACACTCAGCCCAATCCAGGTGCTCCGCCACCTTGTATTCCTCATGCTGATGCAGTAACTGGATCTGGATCTGCTAAAGTCTTTATAGGTGGAATTTCTGCTAATAGGCTTGGTGATGTAGCTGATCTGGGCACGATAACAGGAAGTGCCACGAAAGTTAAAATAGGTTAAAATAAAGGTTGACAACCACCTAAAAGTGTAGTATACTATATGTTCAATTGAGAGGAATATTATGTTTACACACTATCAACACGGTCACGTTATCCAAGAGATGTCAGCAGACACCTCAGACAAAGGCCGATTCTATACCACCCCTAGCGGTGCAATTCTACCTTCAGTAACTACAGTTCTGAGTGTTCAAGATAAGTCTGGATTAGACGCTTGGCGCAAACGTGTAGGTGACGCTGAAGCAAATCGAGTCATGAACCAAGCTTCCACACGTGGTACTGCTGTTCACCAACTCGCAGAAGATTACGTCAATAATGACGCTGATTGGAAGAAGGGTGCAATGCCCTCAAATCTATTCACATTCAATACAATCAAGACTGTACTAGACAAGCATCTAGATAACGTCTGGTGTCAGGAAGTTCCGCTATTCAGTGAGAAGCTTTCGGTAGCTGGTCGGGTTGACTGTATTGCAGAGTGGGACGGTGTTCTATCGATCATCGACTACAAAACATCTAGGCGTCCAAAGAAGCTTGAGTACGTTGAAAGTTACTTCATCCAAGAGTCGGTGTATGCCGCTTGCTGGTTTGAGATGACTGGTGTTCCAATCAAACAGATCGTCACAGTTATTGCTGTCGATGATAATGATCCTCAGGTATTCATTGAGAAGCCTATGAATCATCTCCACAAGTTCGTAGCTCTACGAGAAAAATATAGGAAATTGAAAGGAATTTGAAAATAAAGGTTGACATTGCTGTCTAACCTGCTATAATACATGTATAAACTAAAGAAATGAGATATATTATGAATATGAATGTGAACGAAATACCTAGCAAACTTGTTGATCTATTCAACTTCAACCTAGATAACGATGTTGCTGACATCCATGAAGAGTACTCTATGTACGTTATGGATAACGCTGATCCATCTGAGGTTACCATCTGTAACGGAGATACTCTGCTACAAGCCACTGAGAGTGAATACCTTCTTGAGGAATTCATGTACCACTGGATTGCAAAAATAGCTTAAATAAAGGTTGACATTGCTGTTCAACCTGCTATAATACTTGTATTGAATCGATAAAGAGGGATGATTATGAAGATTAAAGGTGCGACTACTGTTTTGAATAAAGAGTGCGAGTTTCTAGGGTTAACCTGGGATCAACTGATGATCTTCATTGTGAAGAATCCATACGCAATGCCTATAAAGGTAATTGAGGCGTACAAAGTCTATAACGATCTAAAGTGAGAGTGACCATGAATAAATTTATGAATGCTATCTATAACGCTGTTGGCTCACAAGTCAGTGGGTTCTACAAAAATGAGCCTTTCGTAGGCACCATCACAACTACCCGTCCCATGTACGGCATGGACATCCAAGTCGGTGTCACTGTTCCTGGTGACCTGTACCTCATCGAAGGTACAACTCTCTACGAGGGTGGCAATGGCGTTTTCACTAATCTTGTAGTCAACTTCAACTAGGAATCCGATTATGGCATATGCCCCTCAAGAGACCTACTTCGAAAATAAAGCTACCATTCTCGGTGGCTGGAGACTCAAGGAAAATGATAATTTCTTCGAGTTCTCTGTCAATGACGACCCATTCAACTTCTGCGAGGACTTTCCTCATAAGGTCTGGGTTAGCAATAATCCAATCAATGATTCGGGCTACCGATATGCCATAGTCAAGAAGACTGTAGCATACATCTGCGTGGATGAGGACGAGTTCGGTCTACCAGTCCTTGAGAAGTGGGACATAAAAAATCATAGATTATATCCTAATTACCTCAAATAACGGTTGACATAGTGGTCCAACCTGCTATAATACTTGTATTGAATCGATAAAGAGAGAGATGATTATGACAGAGAATATTGAAGTGCAACACATCGACAACATCCACTTGTTCTGTGGAGTCATTCCAGCTGGTTTCGACCTCATCGAATATGAGCGTGGTACTGACCCAGTTGAAGATGGTCTAGTGCTGTACGGTTTCGATGAGGTTGCAATGTTTGATTTTGCTAACCCTAAGCATGCCTTTGTTAAAATTAGTTAAAATAAAGGTTGACATCCTCATCCAGTCTGATATAATACTTGTATAGAATGAAATAACAGAGAGAACTAGATTATGGCTTATGTATCACAAGACGATAAAAAGAAGTTAGCACCAGCAATCAAAGCTGTACTGAAAAAGTACAAAGTGAAAGCTTCTATCGCAGTCCGCAATCATTCCACTTTAGTAGTTAACCTCAAGAAGGGTGAAGTAGACTTCGGTGATGCACATTACCAAGTAAACACTTACTGGATTGATGAGCATTTCGCAGAGAAGCCTGTCGCTAAAAGCTTCTTGAATGAACTTCACGATGCAATGAAAGGTCCAGAGTTCTTCTGTGAAGATGATGCTCAGACCGACTATTTCTTTCGTAGCCACTACACCGACATCAATATCGGTGGGTGGAAAACATCTTACGAACTAATTTAAGGAGACTAAATATGTGGGTAGCAAAACCAAATCTAAATAATAGTAACGGAATCCAAGAGTTCCCGACAGCTAAAGAGGCTGTCGATTATCTTGAAAAGTACACGGGCATCGAGATGGCTTATGATCGTAATCGTAAGACCAAAGAGATTACCTATGACTGGGAAATAATTGAAAAGTTGTGGAAAAAAGAGGTTGACAATTCCACAGGACCTGCTATAATATAATCTGAAACAAATAAATATGGAGAAGATTATGAGTAAGGAAGACCAAGTAAAACAGTTGTGGCAAGAGTATCAAGCTATAATGGCTAATGCCTATATGGGCGATGAAAATGCCGTGCTAGATAAGATCGAAGCACTCGGTGGAATGAACGATGAGGATTTGATATGAAATTAGTAATTCAAACGCAGGTTCGTGAAAACTATGGCGCCCACGACTGGGACGGTACGGGTGAATGCCCTCAGTACTGGAAGTTCAAAGGTGGTCAAACCTTTGTGTATGCTAACCTCAATGACAGCAATGTGGCTAGTCTCCGTGAGAACGGTATTCCCGTACTGCACACGTTGATCGATGATTTCAATGAATGCTTTGAGGAGTATGTCTTAGACTACTCTATCGTGGAAGACAATGAGGCTGTCTGTGAAGAGTGGGAAACACCATGGCAGTTGAACCGTGTAGACTCTAACTGGGTCGCATCACGTAGGCAATATCGTGAGGATTACTGGGAACCAGGTGTCGGTGGTAAGGATGAGTCCTACGTTATGGCATTTGGCGGTGAGAGGACGCAGTACAGCCACGAATATTTTACTGAGGTAGACGCCGCATGATAATGTCGCTTCTGAAATTTATATTTACAATAGTCGTGGTTTATTACCTAACTGTCTTTACCTTGACGCTATTTTTTATAGCTATGGCAACGGCTTAATACTTGACAAGCACCAGGGAATGGTGTACAATGGAAACAATATGGAAAGAGTTTTAATGTTTTATTTGGAATATTTAGATGATAAGGGTTGGAAGCAAAGATATGAGCATCTGACAATTAACGAAGTTGAAGCCGTTAAGGTGGATTTAGTAGAGAGGGGGATTAATCCTAATACGATGACAATCTCCAATATGAAATAGAGGAAAGCTATGAACGTGTTTGTATTACATCGAGATCCAGTGTTTGCCGCTAATATGCAATGCGATAAGCATATCGTAAAAATGATCGTAGAGAGCGCACAAATGCTCTCCACTGCTCATAGAATGCTCGATGGTACAATGTCAAAGCGACCCTCCAAGTCTGGCAAAAGAATGGTGCCGCACTTCACGCTCCCAGACTGGCGTGAACAAACGTTTTATAAGGCTGTACACTTCGCTCATCCATGTACTGTATGGACGATGAAGAATAACGAGAATTACTTTTGGCATTGGTTGCACTTCGAGGCACTATGTAAAGAGTACACCTTTCGTTATGGCAAGGTACACAAGAGTGAAACGTTGTTGCTGAAGGCTTTAGAGAGTGAACCCAACAACATTCCAAAGGGCGACTTATCTAAATGGCCGTTAGCTATGGGTGCGGCACCAGAGTGCATGACGGATGATGTAGTAGAGTCGTACCGTGCTTTTTACCACACGAAACAAGACAGGTTCAAGATGGCTTGGACTAAACGTAGCGTACCAGATTGGTTTACTTATAAGGAAAGCGCATAATGAAATATTTTAAACTAGAACCATCTTACAAAAAGTCTGTCCTAGAACTGACGATATTTAGCCGTCCTCTTAATGAGATCGCAACTTGTGCTAGTGACACTGCACATGCGATGATGGTAAAAGAGTTGGGTTGGCGAACTGGAGAATTCCTGATCACTGTGCCCGAGACTGATGAAGAGATTTCTACTTGGCTCGAGGATCGTGAATATGATAATATCCTAGACTTTGCTATAGATCATGGCTATACCGTGACTGAGGGTGATGCAGAGGTTATGGATCCAGATACGACAGTTCAGACAATGCTAGAAAATATTCTTATCCCTGACTTAGAAGATGATTACATCCTCATCAGTGAAGACTACCCAGAGATCGAAATGTTGTCTACCTGGGACGGCTGTTGGGACGATTGGACACTACGCACTGGAGATGTATCTCTAGGAGAAGACCGAATTGAATCATTGGTTGACGAAGCTATCGAAATGTTCGAAGAAGAGTATGAAGAAGGAGTAGAAAGTTTAGGTTGGAAGTTTTTAGGATGTGAGTGGGAAATGCACTGTAAACCTATCATCACGCCTTGTCGATCATATGGTCAGCCCTTAGAAGAAGATGAGCCTTTAGAGGATGACGATTAATGACTATGCCAAATGAAAGATTCTATGCTATTAGAAATACTCGTGAGTTCCTAGTAGAATTAATGGACCCTAAGAAAACTCCTAAAGTGCCCAAGGAGATACGACTTAAAGCGTATTACGCTATTAAGCATTTCCCAGGTGAGTACCACATGGAAGAAGCACGAAAACTCGCACCATCGGTATTTGGAGAATGGGACTCTTGAAGCGAAAGATAGGATTAGCCTTCATATTGTGGGCGATGCTAGTGATATATCTTGTTACTAGGGAACCACCGGTACCCGATCGGGTACCACAGGTGGAATACACGTTTCATGGTCATGAAATAACTGTAGAGGAATTGGAAGACAATGATATCATACAGCACTAATTGGATGGGACCTGTATCGACTCATTGGTATGAAGAGAGAAATATACCTTACGTGTTAAAAATGACTAGTGGAAGATTTGGTCCTGCTAAAGAGTACAAAGACTTTACTGAATCATATTCTTGTGGGCGTATTGATATCTATGGATTAGACGAACAAGAATTCTATGCAGGTAAAGATGAGTACGGTGTCTCGCCAATGCGTACAGAAGATTGGAATGCGTTCGGTGATTGGTTAGATAATATAAAAGATGAAAGTCTAACTACATACGAAGAACTGATACGCAAATTCGAAGATCACTATGGCAAACCAATAAGATGGCAACAATAGTGTCTGTTTCATACAGAGGAGAGTAAGATGAGTGAATACCAACCAGACAATTGGGTAGTACTAAAGATCAAAGAAGGCAAAGGTACATTCCCTTTCTACAAAGTCCTAGCAGGATGGAGCGGTGGTTACTTAGATGGTGATAGTTGGAGACTAAATAGTGGTATTACTCTTGTGTTTGATCGTAAAGATGAAATTCATTTTCATGGTGAAAGCGGATCACTCTACAGATGTCACAAAGAAGGTTATGGTTTGCGTATGAATAACGCAGGTATCTATAATCAGTTAAGAGAACAACAGCAATTCGAAGGGCAAGTACAAATGATGCCTGAAGACACTGATTGGTTGAAGTTAAAATAAAGGTTGACATTGTGGTCCAACCTGCTATAATGTACTCTTAATGATGAAAAGAGTGATATAAATGAAAAAGAAACAAAAGCCCTTAGTCTGGTACGTGAAGTGGATCGCAACGGTCTCGGTTCTGGTGTCAGTATCCTTTAGATATGCTGGTGTCGAATATCACGTATTAGACTTGGCTTTTGGTAGTGCAGGCGCCGTAATGTGGTTATGGGTGTCTATACTATGGAATGACAGGGCACTGATCATTCTCAATACAGTGATGTTTATCATGCTCTTTGGTGGTCTATTAAAGAATTTATTTTAAAATAAATGAAAATAAAGGTTGACATTGCTGTCCAACCTGATATAATAGATACATAGATTGAGGAGAAAGAGATGTTACAGTCAAAATCAGTATTAGCCCGTTTACTTGCTAACGAGAATATTAGCGTCCAACAAGGCAACTTTGAGTCTGCCTTTTTCGATGTCGAGAACCGTGTACTAGGTTTACCTCTCTGGAAAGAGATGTCTTCTGATGTTATGGATCTCCTTGTCGGTCACGAAGTGGGTCACGCATTATACACACCAAACGCTATCACACCAGCAGAACTTGAAGCTGAGGGAATTCCCTTTGCTTACATGAACGTTGTTGAAGACATTCGGATCGAAAAGGCAGTTCTTGCCAAGTACCCCGGACTAGTCGCTAACTTCAAACGTGGTTATGTTGACCTGATGGAGATGGATCTATTCGGCACCAAGAATAAAGATATCAACACCATGGGTTTCATGGATCGTTTGAATCTGAAAGCTAAAGGTCGTGATCTAGTCGATATCGAGTTCTCTGAAGAAGAGATGCCATATTTCAAGAAAGCTATGGCTGTTGAAACCTTTGAAGAAGTCAAGACTGTATGTCAAGAACTTGTCGCCTGGTTAGGTGGTAAAGATGACCAGAATGAAGACGAGGGTGATACCAATAAAGTTGAGATAACCCTAGACGAAAATTCTGAAGAGGGTGACGCTACTGCTGAAGTTGATCTGAAAGAAGACGACCTAGCTGATCTCATCGGTAAGATGAATGGCGAATCTTCGAATTCAGATGAAGACGGTGAGAAAGTCGACCAATCTGGTGATCAAGATAGCGATGACTCTGAAGAAGAGGCTGATGAAGCCGATTCTCAAATCGAGCGTCAACCTAAAGAGAAGCCTGAAGAGTCTTCAGTCGGTCCTGTCGATAACGGCGTACCTACTCCTGATTTGTCTGATCTTCCAGAAGTTGAGACTGAGAATTCTCAGAACGAAAACATGAAGGATCTAGTCGAGACTGATGGAAGCCTCTTTGTTCAAGGCATGAATCGTCAAGCGTTTGATCAACTAGTCAACCCTTACAGTAAAGTTCTAGAGTCTCGTGAGAAGCACCAAGAATATTTGATTAAGCAAGGCGGAGAAGAGTACGCCGCTACTGGTTACGATGAGTTCATGACCTCAACTAAGCAAGTTGTTAACTTGATGTCCAAAGAATTTGAAATGCGTAAGGCAGCCTATCGTTCTGCTCGTGCCCGTAACTCTAACAAGGGTTCGCTAGATGTTAACAAGCTTCACTCTTACAAGTATGAAGATAACTTGTTTAAGCAAGTGACCACGCTTGCTGACGGTAAGAACCACGGCATGATAATGCTAGTTGATTATTCCGGCTCAATGTATCACAACTTGCCTAGTGTGATCCGTCAGACTATCGCTCTGGTTATGTTTTGTAAGCGAGTTCAGATTCCATTCGAAGTCTATGCCTTCACTACTACTAGTAGCAGTAAGCAAGAAGTTGCGGTTCGTGAAGCCTCGAGTAACCTTACTCGATTTGACTATGATGATTTAACGCTAAACCAACTGTTCAGTAATAAGATGTCTAAGACTGATTTTAACCGAGCGTTGAAAAGCTTTTATGCTCAGACTGTCCAGACTCGTTATTTGCCAGCGATGGAGCGTTTAGGATCTACTCCTTTGAATGCCGCTCTACTCGGCTGTGAATACATCATCAAAGATTTCTTGAAGTCTAACCCAGTTCACAAATTGAACTTGGTCACTCTGACTGATGGTGCGAGTGACTATGCCCGAGTTATCGCTGGTGTTGACTACCGTCGTGATACGCCACACCAAAGACGTGGTACTAAGTTGATCATGTCTATTCGAGGCAAGAAAGTTGAACTAGATTCTTACTACGGTGGCGGTACTGAAAACACTGCAAAGATTATGAAGGCAGTTTCAGGACCAAACGTAACAACCTCTAACTTCTTCATCTGTAGCCGTCGAGACTTTACCCATGAGATGTATCGCTTGTTACCTTGGGATAGCACTGCTCAGAAATCGGCTAAAAAAGAGATGGCTAAAGACGGTGTATGGGTTGTCAATAAGCAAGACGGATACGATAAGCGTTTCATTATGGTCGACAAGTCTAACACTATGAGCGGTGAGACTGAAGAGTTTGAGGTAGAGACCTCAGCTACCCCAGCCCAGATCGCTCGTGCGTTTAAGAAGTTCAGTGGATCTAAGAAGGGCAACCGAGTTGTTGCTCAGAAGTTCACTGAATTAGTAGCCTAATATAATTATATAATGGAGATAAAGATGTTAAATATTGAGAACAAAATGCAAGCAATAAGTGCCGCCCAGAATGCCTTTGCCACTATAGAAAGTGTCAGACCTGGAGCGATAGCCCAAGATACCAAATTCGCTTTAGCGGAGTTGAAACTTGATCTGATGGATATGTTAGATGAAATTAATTTTCAAAATAGTGAAAATAATGGTTGACATTGTGGTCCAACCTGCTATAATACTTGTATAGAATGAAGTAAACCAAAGTGAAGAGAGATTATATTATGATGAAATTAAATGATGCCCAAAGTACCCTACTAGATGCCTTCGTTTCTGCTAATGCAGACAAGCCATCTTTCGAACGTGCCGAACTGTTTAAGTTTGCTGAAGAGCAAGGCTTTACAGGCTCCGCAGCCTACACACTAATGAAGAAGATGCCACGGGTTGCTCGTGGAGTCTACCAGATGATCGGATCTGGTAATGTAGTTCAGATGCCTATGGCGCAAGTCTCGCCCTCTGCAATTCCTCAATCGCAATCACCGATTGCAAAAGCCGTTGGTAAAGTGATGAGTACATCGTCTGAAGAAGTTTACGTTCCTCAAGCCGACAGTACTTTTGTCAAGTGGGGCTACTTTAACGATGTTAAGAAGATTGTACAAAGTGCCTTGTTCTACCCAATGTACGTTGCTGGTCTATCTGGTAACGGTAAGACAATGATGATCGAGCAAGTCTGTGCTAACCTAAAGCGTGAATACGTTCGTGTTCAGATTACGCCTGAGACTGATGAAGATGATCTGATCGGTGGATTTCGATTGCTAGATGGTGAGACTGTCTTTGCAAAAGGTCCAGTAATCAAAGCGATGGAAGCTGGAGCAATCCTGCTGATCGATGAGATTGATCGTGGCTCTAACAAGCTAATGTGTCTTCAAGGTATCCTAGAGGGTAAGCCATTCATGATCAAGAAAACTGGTGAAGTTATTATGCCTCAGCCAGGGTTCAATGTGATTGCTACTGCTAACACTAAGGGTCAAGGCGATGAAGCTGGTCGTTTCATAGCGGCTACCATAATCGATGAAGCCTTTCTTGAGCGTTTCACTATCACTCTTGAGCAACCATACCCAACGGCTGCCACTGAGAAGAAGATTGTTAATAACCACATGACCAAGTTCGGTGCAGTCGATACTGACTTTGCTGAAAAGCTAGTTCAATGGGGTCAAGCGATCCGTAAGACTTTCGAAGATGGTGGGATCGATGAGATCATCTCGACTCGTAGGTTGTGCCACATTGTCCAGACTTTCTCGATCTTCAATGATCGTATGAAAGCCATCGAGTTATGTGTCAATCGTTTCGACACTGATACACGTGCCGGATTCTTGGATCTCTACACCAAGATCGATGCTGATATTGATCAAGGGATAACTACTGAAGAGCCTATCACTGAAGATTATGCGGAAGCCACCCCGTACTAAATAATAGTACTGCTCTTAACAAGGGGACTTCGGTCCCCTTTTCTTTTACCATATGAGGATGTTAATTTGTTTTTTAAATACCCAACACTCGCATGTCTATTTCTTATAGCATTTTCAGAATACGGCACTGAAGCTAGTTACGCTTTAGCTGGCATATCTGTAGTCTTTGCTTCTATGTTCTATTGGATAGTATTCCAGATGGTGATAGGCACTAAGCGAGTGGAACTAACGGGTGATTGTGATATAAACTACACATGGCAAGGCAGAGTCGTTCATGTGGCAGGAGTCGTTGCATTGTTTCAGTTGGGGCTAATAGAGGCATTCTACTTCGCATTACCCTTCGTGATCATAGGAATTATGGCTGACATAATGTCCACCCTCATAGCGTTAGGCATAATGGAGTTTTCGGACGAGGAAGAATAACATACACTAACTGGTCACCTTATTTGAAACTAATTGGCGCTCACTAGCGCCTTTTTTTATAAATAATGATATAAATAGGAGTGATAGTCATGGATGTATTTAGCCTTATCGCTGATGTGGGATTCCCTATAGCATCAGCACTAGCAGGTGGGTTTTTCGTTTTCTTAACATTGCGATTCATATTGGATGGCGTGTTAAGTGACATTAAAACGCAAAGAGGATTCGCTCAGGCGTTGGATAATAGAATTAAGACGATGAATAATGAAGTCATACGTATTGATATAATGGTTTGTCATGCGTTTGGAGTCAAACCTGATTTGAACATAATAGCCCGAGCCGACGGGCAGAAGGATGCGAGGAAAGACTAATGATGTGGAAAGAATTACTACTAATGAAGTTCAGTAATGGATTCAGGATTCTATCTCAAAATGATCCAGACGATAAGTTTTTCGTCATCGATGATGTAGAGATAAAGATTGGTGATACGTTCAGAGTAGGACCTAATGGTTACTTTGAGAGAATTGCGGATGGACCTGCGTCATGATGTGGGTTGATTATACTATAGACCAGGCCGGTAATGGATTCACGGTTAAAGGCGAATGGCCGGGTGAAGTCATGGGCGTTGGTCGAGATGGCAAGATTGGCGGTGATGGTGCAAAATCACACACACTGTACCAACCAGGAGACATCTACGAAGTACAAGAGAATGGATGGCTGAAGAAAATATCCATCAACACTAGAGATGCCTAATGGAAGAGACTAATTTAGATATAGCTCAACTGATCGGTCAGTATGGGTTCCCTATCATCGCCGCAGTAGGGCTCGGGTATTTCATATATTATATATGGAACTGGGTAACGGAAGAGGTCGATCCAGTGATTGGGGAGTCACATATGACCCTCATAGCACTGATCGATAGAGTAAGAATGTTAGATAATGACCTGATTAGGCTTAAAACTAAACTAGACATGATCTTGCAACAACAGGAAAAATACGATTATGAAAATAAAAATGATGACATTGACCGCCGTAGCGGTACTGATCGCCGTAGCGGGACAGACAACAGCGAGTGAATTAACTCATGTGTTTGTGTCGCCAGCGTTTAACGGCAACGGTTATAGTTCGCACATACTGACAATAGAGCAGTTAGAGGCGAATAGAAGAAAAGAAATTAAGGACGAGAAGAAGGCACGAGAGGACGAAGCAGAACGTGATTTGAAATCTACCAATGCATATAAGTTCCAGAACAATTTAGAGTCTAGAATTTATGCAACGCTTTCTAAGAATATAGCAGACTCGCTATTCGGTGAAGGTGGTGGTGAAACAGTAGAAGGAGAATGGTACGAAGCGACTACGCCATTTGGAGATACGATTGCATGGAAACAAGAAGGCGGTAGAATATATGTGACCGTCACAGATTCCAATGGAGACATTGTTTCCGAGTTTGATGTTCCTGTAGGAGACTTTTCGTTCTAATGATACGTATTATAGCATTATTAACAGCAGTACTTTTCACTCAAGGATGTGCGAGTGTGGTCAGCGACTTCGGTTTTGACCATAAGCCAGAAAAGGCGGAAGTGATCAAGAACGACAACACTGAGTTCTTGACGTTACCAGCGCCATCTACGGGTAAAGCAGTAGTAGCAGTTTACGGCTTTACTGATAAGACAGGGCAGAGAAAGCCTAGTGAAAGAATGGCTAATATAAGTACCGCTGTAACGCAGGGTTCTGAAGTTTGGCTAATCAAGGCACTCCAAGAAGTTGGAGGAGGTACTTGGTTTCAGGTAGTGGAACGAATAGGGTTAGAGAATCTAACTAAAGAGAGACAGATAATTCGACAAGCCCGTGCGGCTGTTTCGGATACAAGAGAATTGAGACCGATGCTATTTGCAGGAGTCTTAGTAGAGGGAGGCATAATTGGATATGATTCTAATGTGCTGACTGGAGGTGCAGGTGCTCGATACTTAGGTGTCGGTCCCAGCACTCAATACCGACAGGACATAGTGACTGTCACGATTAGAATGGTGAGCGTACAGACTGGAGAAGTGTTACTTAGCGTTTCTACGACTAAGACTATCATAAGCACAGGTACCAGTATGACGTTCTTCAGATTTTTTGATATGGGCACAAACTCGCTAGAGGCAGAAATGGGACATTCGATTAATGAGCCCGTCAATTATGCCGTAAGAGTTGCAATAGAGCAAGCCGTAGTTGAATTGATTAAAGAAGGGGAGAGGAAGGAATACTGGCAATTTGTCAAGTAGACCTTTATAAAATTATAACGCCTTTGATATGAGGAGTAAAAAAATTAAAAAAAATACGTTCGTTGTCGGGAGAGATCGAACAAAACGGAGTAAAACATATGAGCAATCTAAAGCTTAAAATTATACCGATAGTAGCATTCGCACTATTCGCAACAGAGGCATATGCTAGTGATGTGTATATCGTACAAGCTGGTAGCAGTAGTACAATCGATATCACACAAACCGGTAATGGTAACACAGTAGGTAATTCTACAACAGCTACAACATTAAATGGCGATAGTCAAGATATTGACATAAGCCAACAAGGTAACTCGAACAAAACTGATATAGCTACAACAGCAGGATCAAGTTCAACAACGATCAATATCCTAAACACAGGCGACTCTAACGAGACCGTCATGGGTATTGCCACAACCGGAACGACCTTCACTTCTACAGTGACAGGCGATAATAATCTGGTAACAGTATGTGGCACAAATGATAACTCTGGAGTTGCATCTGTTGGATCAACTACTGGCGGAACATCGACGGCGTCTACATCAGGTACGATAGCGGCCTGTACGACAGAGGTGACTGCTTCTGATACGACTACAACTCTAGCGACCACTGGTGATTATAACACAGTCAATCTAGAATTGGATGCTGCCGATGCAGTGAATACCATAACAGTTGGCGGTAACGTGTCTAGTAACTTCAATGAGATTAATCTCACACAATCTACTACAGACATTCCTGTAGTTACTATGACAGTTGATGGTGATAGTAATGCGATTAACATCATACAGAATTAAACTACTATCAACACTTATACTATGTTTTGCTAGTTCTTTTGCATTGGGTAATACTACGGAAACGATTGGTAGTATTACTTCGCAAAAGGGCAACCCTGCACAAATAACGAGAGATGGCGATAACATCTCTACGGAGCAGGGAACTGGTCTAGTTATGGATGATGAAATAATCACAGCCAAGACCAAACTGGGACTCACATTCATAGACGATACTAGGGTCAGCGTCACAGAACAATCCGTATTAGTCATCGATGACTTTATATATGATCCAAGTACTGGTACAGGCAAACTAGCAATGAACATCGCACTCGGTACTGTTAAGTACTCATCTGGTGCAATCGCAAGAAACTCAAGAGAAAATGTATCCCTAACCACACCCACTGCGACAATATCTGTTCGTGGTACTGACTTCACTATGACTGTAGACGAACTGGGCAGAAGTATCGTTATTCTGTTACCAAGTTGTCCTCCTGTGGGCGATTGCTGGACAGGTGAGATTATGGTTTCTACCGAAGTGGGACAGGTCATATTAAATCAGGCATATCAAGCAACATTAGTATCGAACAGAATGGCTACTCCAACTAAGCCTAAGATACTAGACATCACTGAAGCTAACATCGGCAACATGCTAATCATCACACCACCGCCTGAACTGAAAGGCGTAGGATACATAGCTCAAGCAGAAGTTGCCGAATACTTAGATAGCGATTTGCTAGAATATGCCGAACTAAATTCGGACGAATTAGAAGAAGATAAACTAGAATTCCTAGAGCTTGATGTTAACAGGCTCGACATAGATTTCCTATTCAATGTGCTAGATGCCACTGCTATGCTACAAGACGATGAGTTAGCAATCGATCCAGTGCTTCCTACGATCAATACATATAGAACAACCGTTCAAGCATTCTATGACGAAGATAAAGTTGGCATCTACAGTGAAAGTTCTGTGCATATTTCAGATGTAACTACAGAGCGTGTGATAGACGGTGACGTAAACATGTACAAAGACGGTGTTCCAGCACTCATCCAAGTAAACGGAGGTGGAGATGTTATCATCAATATTACGCAAAATCAGTAGCACTCTAATTCTAGCGTGGTTCATATCCGCAGACGCATATGCCGATACTGGTACACCAGTGATGAATGTTAGTGGAAGTGGCAGTGATTATATCTTTGTATACGAAGGAAATGATACAACAACCTATACAGACTTATCAGCTTTGGGCAATTCGATTATTGGATGGACAGCTACTTGCACATCAGGAAACTGTACAGTTGGAGATACGCTTATAGTCGGTGGCATTGGTGGCAACGGTAATGATTACCTATTCTTGTACACATTCGATAGCGATGGCAATGTTGTTTATCCAGTACCGGGAGCTTGGTACTCGTTTAGCACAACAGTGGCCGCCGCAACTCCAGTTTACGGATCAACTGCGCCGACCACAGCGCAACAAACTAGAATAAATGCAAAACTCGCACTAGCAGCCGCAGGACAAGGCGATACAGTAGAAGCAAGCATATTTGGTGATGATAATCTAATACACATTATACAGGCTGGTGGAGTAAGTTACTTAAACTTAATGATTAGCGGTAATCTCAATTCATTTGAATCTGAACAGGATTTAGCTACAGGCTCCCATGGATACATCGAAGCTACTATAACTGGCAATAATAATGATGTAGATATATTACAGAAAGGCAACAACTTTGACGGTGCTGGCAGTAAAGCAACTATACTTACTATCACAGGAGATAGTAATGATGTTGATATAAGGCAACACGGCAATGGTGATAAATTTATAGACTTAGAAATTACTGGCGATAATCACAAGGCAGATATATTTCAGAATGGAGCGGGTGCTCATTCCGCTAGAGTAGAACTCGATGGCGAACAGCCATGGGATTTTAAGTTAGAGCAGAAAGGAGCAATCGATAAGGATTACACATTGCCACATACCATGAGCGATGGCACTGGAGTTAGTGGAACTTGTAATGCTTCAGGTGGTTGCAACCTAATAGTGTATCAAAATGACTAAAGCTAATAAATCTCCGGTGGTCTATTGGACTTCTCAATGGGAAGAAACGGGTAAGATAGAAGTCTGTGTGGATAAGAACGGTGACAAGTATACTAGACCCCAACTTAGGTTGATAGGCGAACGAAATTCTAATTGGAAATCGATAGCAACTCGACACTAAATCGCTAAATAGATGTACGGAACATACATATAGAAGAGTACTTCGTGTGCAGATAGATAAAACTTATGGAGAATGTCATGGATAGCTACGCAAAGTACATGAAATTCAAATATGGATTCAAAAAACGTAAGGGCTATTATGTGGACATTTACGTATGAAGTATATTTTATCGCCATTATTTGCTATCATTACCACGCTACTTCTGACATGGCTAACGCTATCAAATCCTACCTTATTGCAGGTGATCGATCTAAAGATTGCAGATCAACTCATAGTGCAAGAAAAAGAACCCGTCAACGATGTCGTACTGATCGACATATCAGAAAAGACTTTAGAAGTACATGGACAATATCCCTTACCTAGAGACATCTACGGTGACCTGATTGTCAGGTTACGAGAAGCTAACGCTGGTGTCATTGTATTCAACATATCATTTCCTGAAGAAGATCGTACAGGTATGGATGAGATGTTCACATCAGTTCTCGGACAGGGCGTCATTCTATCTCACTTCCCTAGCAATAAAGCTCAAAACAGATCAGCATACAGTACTGCTATTGTACAGGTTGGTGGTGATGCTTTGGATTATATTTACAATTATCCTGGTATAGCCGCAAACTTAGAGAAGTATGAGACACAAGCAACTGGCATCGGAATTGCCAATACCCTACCTGAGATCGATGGCGTTGTCAGACGATTGCCCATGCTGGCTGGCGTAGGTGACGACCTGTACCCATCTATCGTACTAGAGATATTCAAAGCGTACTCCGGATCCAACACATTTCAGGTGAAGTCAAACGACTTCGGGGTTACCGCAGTTCGTGTTAAAGGATTTCCAACGATAAAAACTGACCCAAGTTCTAGAATATGGATGAATCCAAACTACGTTTTTAAGCGTTATGATTTAGTCAAGGAGTTGCCCGATTTGCAAGGAGCAACAGTGTTTATTGGTGTTACTGCTGAAGGTGTCTCCAATCCCGTTCCTACGGCTTCTGGTGCTGTCTACGGACATGATGTGACTGCTAGATCATTTACGTCTGTTAAAAATAGATACAATATCATCACTCATCCGCTAGAAGAGTTCACCAAACTCATCGGCATACTCGCATTAGGTCTAGCCATTGTGCTACTGAGTTACATACGATTTGGCTGGGTAATATCAATAAGCATGACTGGTGCTTTGATCTATCTTCCTGTATATTTCTTTAACACTTATATGCAACTGTATATCACTAGTATTCAAGGACTCATGGGAATCATAGTATTCGCACATGTGTACGGAGTCAAGTACGGGCAAGAGTACTTCGAGAAGATGAAGATCAAGAAGCAGTTTGCTGGATATACATCTCCAGAAGTTGTGCTGATGCTACAGAATAACCCCGAAATAGTTAAGAATGGTGTCAAGAAAGAAGTGTCAATTGTGTTCTCTGATCTACGAGGCTTCACGCCGCTTGGTGAGTCGTTTGGTGACGATGTGAAGGGTCTAACTCAAGTAATGAACGCATACATGGACGCAATATCTGAGCCAGTCATTGATGCAAATGGCATGATAATCAAATACATTGGTGACGCATCTATGCACATACACAATGCGCCTATGGATGACCCAGAGCATCCCAAGACAGCAGTACAAACTGGACTGAATATGCTAAGGGCTGTAGATAAATTCAACACAGAACTAATGGCTCAAGGCAAGCCTGAAATTGGCATGGGTGCGGGCATCAATAGCGGACTAGGATATATCGGTGAGATGGGGTCGACCAAACGTCACGCATACGACATACTTGGAGATGCTGTTAGCACTGCGGCTCGTATAGAAAGTAAATGTAAAGAGTATGGGTGTGTTTTACTTGTCGGTGGTAGCACATATAGTACGACCAAAGACGATTTCTTCTACTTGAAAGTCGATGATCTAGCAGTAAAAGGCAAGACTATCGGCATTGAGATATACACAGTACTCGACCTAGACCCACTTGATTACACCACAGAAACTAAAATTCACAATGCGATGCATGATAAATATCGTAGTATGAAGTTTGACGATGCTATAAAACTATGCGAAACGCTCAAAGGAAGTTTTGGTGGTCAGATAGATGGCTACTATGACATGTGGATTGAACGTTGTGTATATATGAACACACAGACCCTTCCAAAAGACTGGAACGGAGTCTTCATCGCAACTACCAAATAGTCCCACTACCTTGGGACCTGACCTGGGTACCGTCGTTAAACTGCCCACTTTCCTCAAATAAATGAAAATAAAGGTTGACTTTACTGCCAGCCATGCTATAATAGTTGTATAAATTAATGAAAGAGAGTGATGATATGACTAGATTTGATAAAGAGCTGTTTACTTGGGACGGAATGTACCTAATGTATAAAGGCGATTTCGTTGGCGCCAAGCTGATGGAAGAAGTCTCTCCTAACTGTCACCCATCTTGGTACGGTAAGAACAAGCCCGCATTCGTAGCTCGCTTCAAGTACGGATATAAGCCCTGGAAAGCTTGGGTCAACTTCTTAGTTAAGAATACTACTGTCGAGCAATACATGGCTCTACAAGAAGCAGAGCATCCAGTCGGTGCAATGAAAGCCTTAGGCTACAAGGGGAAGTGCTAATGATAGAGTATTTTAAAGAAATCACTGTGTGGGACAGCAATGTCCCCAATCACACATATATGGTCGATAAGTCTGGTCATCTCGTTGGGTACATCAAAACAGGCACTACCGAAGAGATCATCTTCAGTAAGCCCATGAAGCAGTTCTCCAAATCCCGCAGAAAATTCATCAAGCTTAAGAGGTAAGAATTATCCTATCTAAAAGCGTATAAATAAAATGCGTTTCACGGATTTAGGTCTTGACATCCACTTTTTTTCGTGTATAATAGAGTTATAAACTCAGAAATAAAACTATTGGAGCTAACTATATGCTATTTAAAGGTTACACAGTAAAAGAGTTAGGACACTTTATGTCTGGACTACTATCAGTATTGTCTATGGGTGGATTAGTATTCATAGGTATCAACGCATCTATTGCATCAGCTAATCAGATCGCAATAGATCAAGCAACAGCACTAAAAGTCGAACGTCAAATGGAGTACATCCGTGAGCATGAATGTCTCGCACTTAATCTATACCATGAGGCTAGAAGTGATTCGACTTTAGGTCAGAAAGCAGTGGGCTTTGTTACGATCAATCGAGTAATGCATGAGAGCTATCCCGATACTATCTGTGATGTTGTCTATCAGGCACACGTTGATCAGAAGGGTAATCCCTTACGTAACAAATGCCAGTTTTCTTGGTACTGTGACGGTAAGCATGATCGCCCTTTGAGTGAGAAAGATTATAATACAGCGATGATCAATGCTCAAGAGATAATGCGTGATTATGGTAAGATTCCAGACGTAACAGATGGTTCTATCATGTACCACGCATCCTATGTGAAGCCGTATTGGGCAAGTACTTATGAGCGTACCGTTAGAATCGACAGTCATATTTTTTATAAATAACTACATGAGAGGGAAGATCGGTCAATGGACTTGATCAAACCAATAACAACACTAACACCAAAGGGCTATATTAGAAATGCTATCGTTCAGTAACTACCTCAAAGAAGAAATAATAGAAGTGGAAGAGGGCGTCAATGACCCCGCAATATTCAAAGCTGTATTCCTAGCAGGTGGACCTGGATCAGGTAAATCATTCATTGTAGGTAAAACAGGTCTTCAAGCACTAGGCTTTAAAGTCGTCAACTCAGACGATGCATTCGAAAAAGCAATGGGCAAAGCAGGACTAGAGACAACACCAGAAAATATCTTTTCAGTCAAAGGTCAAGAACTCCGGGGCGCCGCAAAAGCACTAACGGGCGTTAAGCAGAATATGTGGCTTAAAGGTCGACTCGGTCTTGTCATTGACGGAACTGGTAAAGATACAGATAAATTAAAGAAGCAAGCGGCTACGCTGAAGAAGCTTGGATACGATGTCGCAATGATATTCGTAAACACCGACCTTGCTACAGCACAAGCACGTAATCTCAAACGTAAGCGTACATTGCCCGCTGATGAAGTAGAGAAATATTGGACAACAGTACAGAAGAACATTGGTGCATTCCAGACCTATTTTGGTAAGCAGAAGTTCACTGTAGTGGATAACTCTGAAGGTAAGGACTACGTTCAAGAGACTCTACGTGCATATAAAGAGATTACTAAGTTTACTAAGAATCCACCTGAAAACTCTAACGCTAAGAAGTGGATCGCAGGTCAAAAGGCTAGTAAAAAGTAAGACTAAATAATTATGAAACGAAGTGAATTGGAGATGTCAAGTGAACTTAAAAGAACTAACGTGGGAGAACCACAAATCCGCAGAACGTAAGAAATTTGCGTCTGTGCTAATGAGCGGCAATATTGACCCTGCCCTCTATCATCGATACCTTGTAAATCAGTTTTATAACTACGTTGCTCTAGAGTACAAGATGCCTCTAGTGGAACTTGGTCTGAGGGGTATCAATCGAGCAGAACTAATTTCTGAAGATATTATCGAACTAGAGGACATGTATGGACTCGATAGAGCCGATGTGTCAATAGCCCAATCTACTAAAGACTATGCTAAATATTGCGAGGAGCTGTACGATAATAATAAAGACGGCTTGATCGCACATATGTATGTCCGACATTTTGGAGATATGTATGGTGGTGCTATGATCGCTAAACGTATTCCCGGTAGTGGTATGATGTACAAATTTGAGAATGTAGACACACTGAAGACCACTGTTCGTGGTATGCTGGACGATAGTATGGCACCTGAAGCGAACCGTTGCTTTGAATTTGCAATAAGACTATTTGGAGAATTAGAAAATGACTAATACAGACCTTGAAGCGTCATATGAGAAAGTGATGGAAGCACTCGAGGAGAGAAAGCGAAGAATGAACCGACTACAGACAATGCTGATCGGTCTTTACGCAGTTACAGTAGTGATGTTATTTATTGGAGCATGGCTATGAGTATTATTTGGAAAAGTCTCATTGACTTACAGAATCACTTCATTGATGAGTTTTCTGGTAGTGGAATCGAAGTACAAGAACCTGGTATGGAACAATTTAACAAGCCTGGTTGGGTAAACAGAGTTTGGACATCCCACGACTATCGTAGGGCACACGTTGATGTTGTCGATATGCGTGAAGAGAAGAAGATGTGGATGATGCATGTCTGCGTATTCCCTCACACTGACAGTGATGCACCTATCTACGGATTTGATGTGATCGCTGGCGCTAATAAGATGACAGGCGCATTTCATGATTTCTCTGCTACGACTAATCTGGAACACCCGATGATCGATTGGTTCGGTGAAGTTGCATCTGCGTTATCATGGAAACGTGAACGAGAGTTACCGCCATGGGCTAAAGCCATCTTCACTGATCATATGATCGCCGCAGGTATGGTTAAAGAACCCGCAGAGATCGCACAGATAACTGGTGCGGCAATGGAAACACTATCATACTATCTAAAAGAAGTCGGTAATTACAACGGATATTCTTCACACGAATTAGGCATAGCGACACAGAATAACTATGCACATCATCAGAAGCAGAATCCTCACACACCGAATGTCATGAAGAGCCTAGGCATCGATCCAGATGACGTAGACTTATTCATCCAGAAGTGTCTTTTTCCAGAGCTTTAATAACTTTTCATATACATAGAAAGTAGGGCAATTCTGCCCTATATTTTGTGAGCGACAGGGTAAAGCTGTCAAACAAGGAGAAAGATATGAAAATAATAATAGCTATAATAGCAGTACTATCTACGAGCGCATTAGCCGCACCTTATGTTGAATTTAAGAGTAAAGCAAAGGTCACTAGTGAATCTTATGGAGTGTCTTATTTTACAAACGATGCTGTCAACCACATACGGTTGGGTACTACGTGGAAGAACATGTACTTTGAAGGTGGTAAGATGACCAATGGTGTATCCACCGAAGCAGGTTATAAGTTCAAGAACTTAGGTGGATCAAACCTTACTTTGAAAGGTAAGGTAGAGAGTACTAAGTTAGATGCAGGTCAGTGGAAGCACGGAGTTGAAACAGAACTTCGTTACACATTTTAAGTAGGGAAGTATTATGGAATTAGTAACAATTTGGATGGCAATAGGTTTTACATTTGCCGCATATTCTGTAGTAGCAAACGATTCGGTGCAAACCTTAGGTACATGGATCGCATCAAATAATGAAAAGTTCAACTGGAAAACCATGTGGTTGTCTGCTTCAGCAATTATGTTGTGGGCATTATGGTACGGTTGGTACATGTATGGCGGTGATATAAGCTATGGTCGATTAAACAAGATACCGTTTCAAGAAGTGCAATGGTATCATGCAACGGCGCCAGGCGTTCTGCTACTATTAACTCGGGTAGGTGTGCCCGTATCAACCTCATTCTTGGTTCTATCAGCATTCGCTAGTACTTTCGTATTAGAAAAGATGCTTGTGAAATCGATGATGGGATATGCTGTTGCCGCAGTTGCGGCTTACGCAATCTGGATGGTCGTAAGTAGACTGTTAGATGAAGCTAAACCAGTGAAAGAGGAACACAAAACTTACTGGCGAATAGGGCAATGGATCACTACAGGTTTCTTATGGTGGACATGGCTGTCTCATGATATGGCAAACATTGCTGTATTCTTACCGAGAGAGTTACCTATAGATTTGATGCTAGTCATCAGTGCAGTCTTTGTAGTCGGGCTTGGTTTCATGTTCAGAGAGGGCGGTGGTAAGATACAGCAGATAGTCCTTGAAAAGCATAACACTAGATACGTTCGGTCAGCTACGATAATCGATGCAGTGTATTGGATGATCTTATTCTTCTTTAAAGAGTTAAATGATATCCCTATGAGTACGACATGGGTGTTCGTTGGCTTACTATCAGGAAGGGAACTTGCAATCGCATCTTTCACTGGTAAAGAGAAGTTCAAGTCAGTCTTTCCATTGATCGGTAGAGACTTTTTGAAGATGATGGTAGGACTTGCCGCATCACTTGGCATTGTTCTTATGATACATTATGTACTAGTGCCAGGAGGATATTAAATGATAGATAGGGTCAGGAAAGCATTGACAGGTAAGAGATCACGTGTTATAATGATCCTATCTTTCACATTCTTCTTAGTGAAGGGTCTCGCATGGTTAGCTTTATGGGCATATGCGATGTATTATGGTTACACATTTTT